GGGATCCGTCTAAACAATGACTGGGTTACTATGTACCCTTCTGAGTGGAAAGACAGAATGGACTGTACAGCACAGGTAGGCCTAGGTTTTGGTTCTAAGGAAATGAACCTCATGCACCTTAACCAACTTACTCAGACTATTCAAATGATTTCACAACACCCTGCTGCTGGTATGCTACTTAAACCTAAGAACGTATACAACCTAGTATCTCAGCAGATTAAGTCCATGGGAATGAAGAACGTCAATGATTTCATTCAAGACCCTGGTGACGAACAGATGCAACCTCCAGGTCCTGGTCCTGAAGAGCAAGCAGCTCAAATGGAAAGCCAGCTCAAAGTAGAAGAACTAAAGATTAAAATGCAGAAGTTACAGACCGAGAGTACCTTGCGACAACAAGAGATGCAACTAGAAGCAGACTTGGCACAGCAAGAGTTACAACTGAAGTCACAAGAAGCACAGGTAAACATGCAGATTAAACAGCAGGAGTTAGAAATTAAGAAGGCGGACTTAGCTCTTAAACAACAAGAGTTAATTTTAGAGAGAGAACAAGGGAGGCCAGTAGCTATTGGTCCTACATAACTAGGAGAACACATGGGTAAGAAAGGGAAGGAGATGCAGAGGGGTCAGGCTGCAGAGAGGTTTATCAATGACCCTCTGTATAAAGAAGCATTTGAAGAAACAAAAGAAGCACTCATTCATATGTTACTTAATACAGCAATAAGTGAAGAAGTGGAGAGAGACAGAATTTATATTACCATCAAGAGCTTAGACTTAGTTGACCAACACATTAGGTCAGTTCTTGATTCAGGTAAGCTTGCCATGAAGGGGCAGGAATTTTATAATTAAAAAGAGAGGAGTGACTAATGGATTCTACAGAGAATAACCAAGAAGTTGACACAGCCCTGTTTGACAGAGCACAAGAAGGCACAGCTGAAGAAGCAGCCAATAACATCCTTAATATGTGGAACTCGGAAGAGCAACCTACAAACGAGGAAACCGAAGCTACAACTGAGGAGTCAGAAGTAGTTGAGGAAACAATAGAGGAAGATGAAGTTGAAACTGAGGAGGTCTCTGAAGAAGAGGAAGCCACTGAAGAAGTAGAGGAAACTGAAGAGCCTGACGTAGAAGAAGAAGAAGAGGTTACTGACACTAGCTACACTATTAAAGTGGATGGCGAAGAGTACGAAGTAAACCTTGAAGAACTTAAGGCAGGCTACCAAAGACAATCTGACTATACTCGTAAGTCTCAGGCAATAGCTGAACAACGTAAACAGAATGAATCAGTTCAGGAAGAACGTATTAAGTTAGAGCAAGAGAGACAAATGTACGCAAATGGTTTAGAGATGTTGCGAGAGCAGCAGGAAGCCAAGCTTACAGCATTTGATGAAGTGGACTGGAACACCTTGAAAGAGGAAGACCCATATGCTTACATGATGAAGAAAGATGAGTACCGAGATGCTCAGGATAAAATTGCCAACGCTGAACAACAACAACAGATTGTTCACAGACAGCAAGCCCAATCACAGATGGTAGCACGTAGTGCATATGTACAGAACGAGTACGCCAAGCTGGTTGAGGCATTACCTGAGTGGGCTAAAGAAGGCAGCACAGTCAAGACAGATGTCAGAGACTACGCTTCTAAGGTGGGGTTCTTACCGGAAGAGGTTGAGCAATTGTCAGACCACCGTAGTGTTCTTATTCTTAAGAAGGCAATGGAGTTTGATAGGCTTACCAAGAAGGTTTCCCCTAAGAAGAAGGCCGTTAAAAAAGTCCCGAAGGTACAGAAGTCTGGAAGAGGAAAAGTCAAAGCTGAGGCAGCTTCAGAAGTAAACCAGAAGAAGCGTGCAAGGTTAAGGAAGTCAGGCAACACAGATGATGCCGCTTCCGTTTTTTACGACTTGCTATGAAGTAAGTCGAAACAATAATATATATAAGGATATAATAATATGGCAGCAGGCCCACAAAACGCAACAAGAGTAGGTATTAGAGAAGACCTGAGTAATGTAATCTATGACATCTCACCTACAGAAACTCCGTTCCTATCTTCAATCGCGAAGAAAGGTTCGGTAAAGAGCACTCACTTTGAGTGGCAGACAGATGCACTAGCAGCAGCAGTTGGAACTAACGCACAGCTTGAAGGTGCAGCAGCAGGTGACGCTACAGTGAATAATACAACACGTGAAAGTAATTATACACAAATCTCTAAGAAGGTTGTGGACGTTACCGGTTCTGGTGAAGCAGTAGATGCAGCAGGTAAGAAGTCAGAGATGGCATACCAGTTAGCTAAGGCTTCTAAAGAGCTTAAGCGTGATATGGAGAAAACTTTACTTGGTACACAAACAGGTGCAGCTGAGGTTACAACATCGGGTTCTGAGGCAGGACGTAAAACGACAGGCGCTGCAGGTTTCATTGCTACTAATGCAGTAGCGGTGGCAGATAATGCAGGTGTTTTCAATGACTCTGACATCTTAGATGCAGCTGAGGCATGTTGGGATGCTGGTGGTACTCCATCTACTTTATTGGTAGGTGCTACTGATAAGAAGTTAATCACTAGTATGACAGGCCGTGCTGAACAGACACAATCAGTAGTGGACGACAACAAGTCAGTCTACAACGCTGTTGATGTTTACGTGTCGGACTTTGGTACTTTCAACGTAGTGTTGGACAGATACTTACCTGCTGACACAGCTCTTATGTTGGACAACGATATGTGGTCAGTAGACTACTTACGTGACTTCCAGACAGTAGACATCGCTAAAGATGGTGACTCTGATAAGAAGATGCTTGTAGTTGAGTATGGCTTACGCTGTGGTAACGAAGCGGCTAACGCTAAGATTACTACTGCTTAAGTAGTTAATTTAACCCCTGCTTAACTGTGGGGGTTATACTATATTATGTCAATAATAAACACCCAAATTACCCAAGATTCAGATGGTTCAATAATAATAACCTCTGAACAGGACAAGACTGCAGTAAGCAGCATCATAACTGGCAACGGTCAGTTACGACTAGACTCTGGACGTAGTGGCAAAAGCCAGTACCAAGGTGACTCGACAGGTCAACACAGAGTTGCTCGTATACCCCTCATTGTAGTTGAGACTATGATGAGAGAAGGTGTATGGGGAAACAAAGAAAGAATGAAGCATTGGTTAAATGACCCGGAAAATTTACCCTTTAGAACAACAAGAGGAAAACTATAAATGGCACTAAGTACCTATTCAGAAATAAAAATTGCGGTAGCTGACTGGCTAGACCGTAGTGATTTATCAGGAAGAATACCAGACTTCATTAGACTTGCTGAGTTAAGAATTTATAGGGAGCTTCGTATCCCTTCTATGGAGAATGTAGTTGAGTTAACAACAACTAATAACATAGTCTCACTACCTGCTAACTTCTTAGAGATGAGAGCAGCAACAATCAAAGCAGCTAATGACGTACCACTCCGTAGGGTGGGTTATAGGAACCAACCTAAAACATTAGAGAAAGGAACACCCACTACCTTTGCAAGACGAGGTGGTGATTTAATATTACATCCTACACCTGAAACAGAAGTTACAGTAGAGTTATACTACTATGCTGACCAGGGCTCCATAACTGAGGATACAGATGGCTCAAGTTGGTTTACTAGCAATGCCCCTGACTTATTATTATATGGGGCTCTATTAGAGGCTCAGCCCTATCTAAAGGACGATGAACGTATTGTCATATGGCAGACAGCATTCAAGGAAGCAATGAGGACACTACAGTCTATGGCAGATAACTCAGAGTATTCAGGTGCTGAGATTGGTATTAGAACTACTTCAGGAGTTTACTAATGTCTAAGGATACAGGTTTCTTTTCAAGTACTATAGACAACATAACAGCTACTACCTCAGCTGAGGACCACGCAACATCAGCAGCAAACAGTGCAGGATTGGCTAACGCTGCTCTAGCAGGAACTGTTGCAGATTTAGCAGCTACAAATGCAGATGTAGTCTTAACTAATGCAGATGTCGTTGCTACTAATGCAGATGTAGTCTTAACTAATGCAGATGTAGTCTTAACTAATGCAGATGTCGTTGCTACTAATGCAGATGTAGTCTTAACTAATGCAGATGTAGTCTTGACTGCTGCAGATGTAATACTTACAAACCAGGATACTCTTGATACTGCTTTAGATGTAGTAATTACAAACCAGGATACTCTTAATACTGCTGCAGATGTAGTACTTACAAACCAAGATACTATAGACACTGCTGCAGATGTCGTTGCTACTAACTCTGCAAGAGATTTAGCTGAAGGTTATAGAGATGAGCTGACAACATTAACTACTGACACTACCACAGTTGCTGTAGGCGGAAGCTCTACCTCTTCTTATGCGTCAAGCACTGGAGTTCTTTCATTAGGGATACCTACTGGAGCTACTGGAGCTACTGGAGCTACTGGAGCTACAGGAGCTACTGGAGCTACTGGAGCTACTGGACCAGCAGCGGCAACTTATGGTGTAGATGGTACAGTCCTTACTATAACTACTTAATGATATTATGACAACTCAGACTATAGACTTCAGTTCAATAGATAAGGTTGTTTTTGGTAGCACCGAAATAAAGGAGGTTATACACAACGACACTAGTATCTGGACATACACATACGCTGAATCCGCTTTAACTACCAAAAACGTCCCTGTCCTACAAGAATCTTCAACAGTTAATTCTTATGCAGTTACATACTCAGCAGCTGATTTTCCTATAGGAACTTACGAGGTACTACTCTTAACTCAAGAATTTGCTGGACAATATGGTTATGTGCAAGACATTCTACAGAAAATAATGGTCTATGACCTTGATATGAACTACATTACTGGTGGAACTTTTGGCGAAGGTTCAACATTTGAATCTGACCCAGATGGTGATGATTATAATGTAATCTCTAGTTATGGTAACGGCAGCATACCAGCTACTAGCACTGTTTTGGAATTTACTACAGCATCTGCAGGGTTTCAAGTTATAGCACAGCACACAAATCAGCACCCAGGTTGTGATGCTAATAGTAGTATTTCTTTTCAATTTAGGGAGAAGGAGATTTAGTATGAACACTTTTAAAGATGATATTCACAAGAGTGTTAGTAAGCAAAGTGACAAAAGTTATTATTACTTTATGATACAAGGTGATGTGGAATTAGCCTACACTTATTTTAAATTGAATAGCATAAAACACCCTTTATTGGAAAACTGTGAAGCTTGGTGCAAAGGTGTTACTACTAAGTTTATTGCTAAAACAATACGAGACATTAAAGATAATCCTAAACAGACACCTTTCCAGGCTTTTAAGTATAGGGTGAATATGTTCTTCAATACTGCTGCAACTTTCACTGAAGTTACTGAGCCTGTAGATGGTGAAGTGTACATAGCCGACATGACCCTTGACCCTGAGAAGATGTGTGTGAAGAGCGATAATCAAGTATTTGAATATTATGTTTATACTGAAAGAGAGAAGTATCTAGGCTTGTACTTATTGGGTGAGTTTACTCTGTTCTCAGAGCAGGTTAATCACTTCAACAAAAAAGATGTTAAGGCCTATACATTATATAAGGTAGATATTTAAGTATGGAACATAGAGTATC